CTCTTTTAGCTAACAGTCTCTGTCTCCGCTTGGCCTTGCGCCACTTGCTGCCTCTCTTGCGGCGACCTTTTCTTGGTCTATTTTTTCTTGCCCATGCCATATCTTTTTTCCTTACTTACTCTAACGGTCATCACCTGATCCGCCAAGCACACCACGCTCTTGTCTATCCTTAAGTTTATTGATGTTCATCTCGGCAATTCCACTAAATTCCATACCGATCAACTCAGATAGATTGGCTAGATACCAAAGTACATCGCCAAGTTCTTTGGCAAGTTCGATTTCTTTTTCATGTGTTAGTTCACCATTATGGTCTCTATACAACTTACCGATCTTCTCTGCTACTTCGCCAGATTCGCCAGCCAACTTCAAAGCACAGTATACAATACCGGGAATTTGTTTATCATGAAAAATTGCTGTTTTTACTGCTTCGCCTTGGTATTCATCAAAATTCATAATCTATACTTGCCTTTCTAAAATCGCAATAACTTCTTTAAGTTGTTTCTTTTCGTTTTCTAGCCTGTTCTCTAACTCTACTAATTTTTCTTTTTTAGATTTTAAATTTTCTTCCATTCCTCTTATATAAGATCGTAACTGTTCTGGTGTATCATGTGACCACTCCCAAGGATTTGTTTCAAGATATTTCAATCTTTCTTTTAAATCTTTAAGAATAATGTCCATTACAATTTCTTTCTGTTCTCAAGCCGTTTGATCG